TAGGGCGCAGTGATGCGGAGAAGGTGGAGATCGTCAATCAGTCGGTCATGAACAACTGGAAGGGCTTCTTTGCCCTGAAACAGGAGGTGAAACAGCATGGAACAGGCAGGAACGATAGCCGCGAGGCTCTTGAAGAACGGTATCAAGATTTCCACGAAGCCGACCGCGACTACATCCCTCCGTGGGAAGTACGACCTAACGGCGGAGGAGATACAGCGACATCGGGATGAGATCGTCGACATCGAGGGGGCGCAAGACCTCTGTCGGGGGTGCAACGGTGAGACCTGCAAGCAGCCGTCACGGGGGATGATTCCGGTCGTGGACACGTCCTATGGGCGATTCTGCCATGCTCTCCGTCCCTGCAAGCACGAGCGTAACAGGCGGGAGCGTATGCGGATTGCACGGCTCTTTGCCTCTGCACGGATTCCTCGGGCATACGAGGGAGACACGTTCGAGGATTACGCCGTCACTGATGGCAACAAGGGCGCGGTAGCTGCGGCAAGACTCATGACTGCCGGAGAGATCGGCGGGCTTTTTGTCCACGGTGTACGCGGGACGGGCAAGACCAAGCTCGCGGCAATCATCGCCAACGAGCGGGCAAGGGCAGGGCATCCCGTGCTCTTTGCGTCTGTCCCTGACCTGATGGCAGACATCCGCAGCTCCTTCAAGGACGGGACGACCTCGGAGACCGTTCAGGCGGTCAAGGAGACACCGTTTCTCGTGCTGGACGACCTCGGCGCGGAGAAGATGACGGAGTGGGTAGGCGAGCAGCTCTTTTGCATCGTCAACCACCGCTATAACGAGCGCTTGCAGACGGTCGTGACGAGCAATTACAGCCCGACGGAGATCATCGCGCACATGGCGACGGTGGATGGGCGCGGCAACGTGATTGATGATCTGCAGGGGCAGCGGATTATGTCGCGCATCTACGGGATGTGCGAGCGAGTGGAGATTAAGGGCGCCGATTGGCGCATGAAAGGAGCGTGCTGAGATGGCACCTGGAGTTGATATGACAAAGCCACAGCCGTGCACGAAGTTTCGCGATGCAGGGGTGGTGGCATGGATTGCCAAACTTGTTGAGGAGACGAGCGAGGTGGTGCAGGAGGTGAAATTGCTCAATGAAATCAAGAATCGCGAAGCGCTTTTAAGGGTTGCGGCGGACACGCGGGAGCGTCTGGTACTTGAACTAACGGACGTAATCACCGTGTGCACTTCGTGGCTTGATGCTCTTGGCTGCGATAGTGTGATGCGCGAAGAAGCGCAACGGCGTGTGAACGAGAAAAACAAGGCACGCGGGTATTTCTGAGGAGGCGGCAGGATGGAACAGGCGACAAATGCGCAGATTGCATATGCACAAGCCCTGCTGCGTGAACTCGGATATGACCTTGACGATTACGCTGTGGAGGATATGAGCAAACAGCAGGTATCGGAGCTGATCGACGAACTGAAGGATGAATTCTACGGGTGAGGAGGTGCGGCCATGGACGAATACACGCCCTGCAAAAGGAAAGACCCGACGGCGAACAAAGCGGTGAGTCACGTTATGCGGGAACAGCGGAACAAGTACCACGCCCGCAAGACAACCGTCTACGGGCGCACGTTTGACAGCAAGCGCGAGGCGGAAGTCTATCTGATGCTCCGCGAGAAACTGAGACTCGGTGAGATCAAGCACCTTGAGTGTCAGCCGACGTACACCTTGCTTGAGGGATTCCGGGACAACCAAGGAAAGCCACAGAAGCCAATCACGTATACACCGGATTTCTTGGTCGAGTATGACGATGGCCGGCGCGAGGTGATCGAGGTCAAGGGTGTGCGGACACGGGATTATGTGCTGCGTAAGAAGCTGTTTCTGCACATGATGCGGGAGACGGATATTATCTTTCGGGAGGTGCGGTGATGAGCGAGGAACTATATCTGTATAGTTTCGACGAAGAGGGAGAGCGGGCGCAGTCTTATTTCTCCAGCCTTGAGGAGGCGTTAGAGGATGCGTGGAAAAATGCAGATGAAGAGGATACTGTCTACATTTGGAGAGAGGAACAGCTTGAGCTTTGCGTAAGGGGCGAAGAGGTCATTGAAGATATGCGATGCCAAATGGGTGAAGAAGGTCTTGACGAGGACTACCTTGAATGTCCTGAGCAATCCGCCCTCGAAGAGCTGAGCGATATGCTTACGAAGACCTTCCAAAAGTGGGCGGATAAGCACGGATATGAGAAATCCATCGCTTATGGAACAGACACTAAACTGTATGACTTGAAGACGGGACGCCCCGTGTTGGAGTGAGAAGAAAGAGCGGCACATAACCGCTCTTTTGGTGTTAGGAGGAAACAGAGTGAGAGAGTATGGCGACTATATCAGGGAGACAAAGCGGCTTTTGCAGAACTATGCAAAGATGAAGGTCGCCGTCACGAATCTCACAGAGGAGATCGAGGCGCAGGAGATGATTTTGCGTGACGAATCCATATCCTCTATCCAATACGGAGATGACCGTATCTGCGGAGGCACAAGAGAGCTGACGAGTACAGAGGCTGCTGCTGCACGGCGCATCAAACTAGAGAGGGGCATATCGTGGATATGCGGATCCGCAGAGATGAAATAGAGCGCACAATACGGGCGATCGATCGAGCCTTTGAGTCGCTGGATGATGCAGATGTGGAGCTGATACAAGGGCGGTATATGCGGGGGCAGTCGTGGATAGAGATCGCGGATGTGCTGAACTATACGGAGAAGTGGGCAAAGGAGAAGGGCGGGAAGGTGCTGAGGGATGTTGCGCTCATGTTGTTTGGGGTGGAAGTGAGGCCAGCGCAGATTAAACTTGTATTTACATCGGGGACTTGACGATTCACACGGAAGATGATATAATCAACAAAGAAGTTGATTAAGGGAACAGAGTAGGAAAGAGAGTGCAATAATGACTACACCATTGGGAAAGTTATTGCGGAAACTCCGCATAGAGCGTGATGAATATCTACGGGATATGGCTGAGCGTCTAAACATAACATCCTCTTATCTTTCTGCGATCGAAAATGGTAAGCGTAGGATGCCTCTAGATTACATTGAAAGAATAGGGAAGAGTTATGGTCTGTCGCCGGAACAGTTTGCGCAACTGCGCGAAGCTGCCAGTCATGAGCAACAGAAAGTTGAAATCAAACTGGAAGCGACTTCGGCGAAAAAGAAATATGCTGCTTTGGCGTTTGCACGTGATTTTGATAAGTTAAGCGACGAGCAGCTTGATCAAATTCGAAAAATCATTGAGGAGGATTTAGATTGAGTGGATTGATGATGCCTCCTCTATCTCTTGCACAAATAAGGGAGAAAGCAAAAGCAGTTCGTAAAATTTTTGGATTAGCAGATGATGGTTATGTTGATGTTGTTAAATTGTTTGAATCATTACCGGATTATGGAGTTGATGTAGAAGTTGCTCCTCTGCATCAGATGGGCAATAAGCATGGACAAACATTTCCGACACAACCTAAAATTTTGATTCGAGAGGATGTCTATGAGAGAGCTTGTACTGGGTTCGGGAGAGATCGTTTAACCGTTGCACATGAAATTGGGCACTTATTGTTGCATGGTGCGGATAATATCTCATTAGCCAGGGTGGCAAAGGATTGCGAAGTAGCGACATGGTGTGATCCAGAGTGGCAGGCAAATGCGTTTGCCGGAGAGCTTTTGGCACCATTTCGATTTATCAAAGGATTATCGATAGCAGAGATACAACGTCGATATGGTGTTTCAGAATCAGCCGCAAGAGTTCAGAAGACTAGACATCGGTGAAAGGAGGGATCCTATGTATAATTGCATAGAAAAACAGCCACCGAGTGGCTGAATACACAAGGTGACTGTTGTTATATACTTAAAGTTCCCACTTCAAGTATATATTTCTGTCTGAGGTGGTCAGACTGTGATTGGCTTAATCATCCACATCATAGCATTTTCAGACAGAATTTGCAATGGTCTCCGGAAAGGAGTTCCTTATGTGGATTTTTTGTAAATCTTACGTAAATCGATGGGGCAAACTCATGGTCGCTGCTGACTATGGGTATACGGCTTGGCGCTTCTATGTGCCATCGAGGAAGCCTAAGGCTTCCTAAAAATAAGGAAGACACTTGTAAGCTGACTACAAGTGATCTTGAGGAGTTACCGCTTTGGTAGCTCCTTTTCCTTGGTGAAATATGTATTGTAGAAGGATAGAGGTGATATTTATGACAATAGATAGCCCAATTTTACTGGTTCTTCTGTCGGCGATATGTTCAAGTATTTCTGCGGTGATTGTATGTTTTCTAAATCAATATTTTTTTCAGAAGAAAAAGGAAGAAAGAGAATTAGAGCGTAGTATAAAAAAGGAACGTTTATATAAGTTATATCTCCCTATAAGAAAGTTGTTATATCGGCGGGTTAATTTTGACGAGGGGTATATAGGTCTGGATGATTCGGATGTTCAAGAAATAATTGGAATTATAGATAAAAATATTGACCTGGCTGATGACGCTTTAGAAGATTATTATTGGCGTTTTTATGAAGAGTTAGGGTACAGATATTTAGAGCGCGGGCAACAACCAGATAGTAATGAATATGAATTCCCTATGGATGAAGATAGAAAGTTTCTTGAGTTCACAGAAAGTGGTTATAAGAAATTGAAATGTGAATTGCATATGATTTAGCTTGTGGATAACTCAATCGTCTTCCCAACGGTATTTTTAACCGACTTTTTGTTCCCTTTTACTTCCTTTTTTCTGCGGAAAAATGTGATATGATAGTAGAGTAGGAAAACTGAACACAAGGGCATCGCCTGTGCGGTGTCCTTTTTGCATGCAGAGATTGTATCTATACATGGCAATTTTGACAGTAATAATGCATATTGCAGACGTGAGATATAAATTTCTCCGATTTTTTACACTTCGTATTTCTGAGATGTAAATTTTTGTTTTTGACAAATATAAAAGGCAACCGTTCGGAATTTCCGAATAGTTGCCTTTTATATGAAATCAGAGAAGTTATGCAATAGCAGTATTTTTCTTTTCGTAGAGGGAGGTAAGGGCCTCCTGCAGCACCTTTGAGACGTTGAGCTGTTCTGCCTCAGCGAAGGTGTTAAGCCATGCTGGAATCGTGAGATTCTTACGGATGGACTTACTGCCGTACTTTGCGGCGTAGGTGTCCATATCGAGGGAGAGCAGGGAGACGAAGCCTTTGCCGATCTCCGGATCCGGATGAATGTCTGTGATACTGCTTGCCGCAGGGATTTCGTTGCCGTCTTCAAGTTCACCAAGGATCCAACCAGAAGCAGCATCTTCGCCCATGGAAATGGCTTCAGGGAGTGAGCTACCGCCGGATACACATCCAGGAAGATCAGGGACGGTAACAGCGAAAGCAGACGAATCGGGATCAGGATAAAACACAGCAGGATAAACAAGGTTCATGATAGGTTCCTCCTTGTGGAAGCGGGTATCAGGGATTGATGCCCGCTTCCTTCAATACGCTTTTCACTATGAAGGGGTTGATGTCACCGGGATGATTCGGGACTGTCAAGGTTTTTGCAACACCGTCTTTTTGGTAGTGTTGGTGTGAACCTTTTGAGCGAATAGGCCGCCAACCGTTTTTCTTTAGCAGTCGGTCAAGCTCTTTGAATCTCATTTTGTTCCCTCCTTTTGATTATATTATACGCATTATGCGCATAAATGTCAATAGGTTTTTGAAATATTTTTTTGGAAAGCAAGCTACTTCGTGAGGGATATTATGCTGAAACGAATCTGTGATATATGCGGGCGGACGGTGGTACAAGGGCGGTGTTGTCCCTGTCAAGCACAACGACACCGAGCCTATGACTGTGAGCGGCGAAACAAGAAGAAGGCTGCATTCTATAATGGCAAAGCGTGGCAGCGGACGTCCGAAGCGGCACGCATCCGCGCAAACTATGCGGATGAAGTTGTGTTTACCGAGACGGGCCGACTCATTCCGGGTGCGATTGTGCACCATATCGAGCCAATTGGAGAGAATCCCGCGCGCAAACTGGACATGGATAATCTCATTTTTGTATCGGCGAAAACACACAAAGAAATCCATGACGCGTACAACAAAAATCTACGCGCAAAACGAGCAATGCAGGAAAAACTGAAGGAAATTCGCAGGAAAAGAGACAATGTGGGGGGCGGGGCGAAAAAGTTTTAGGGGCGGGATATAAAACCGCGTCCGGTCCTTTTTCTTGAAAAAATGCCAGAAATGAAATTTTTAGGGGCGATTGAAATAATACGGAATAATAAGAGAGAGGAGGTGCGGCGATGGCGGGACGACCGCGCAAGGCAGTCGGTGTTTCCAAAGGGAAAATCGGCAAAGAGAAGCGACTGAACCGCAAGATACAAGAATCGAAGATCAAGGTTGACCGCCTCCAACTCGAGGAGGGCGCACCGGATTGGCTCTCGCCCGATGCGGCTGAGGAGTATATGCGCATTGTCCACGAGGCGGGCAAGGTCGACCTGCTCGATAACATCGACCGCGCATTTCTTGCCATTTATGCGGACAACTATGACCGATACACAAAGGCGAGCGCCGCGCTGCAAGAAGACGGGCTGACTGTTGCGACGGAGTACGGAGAAATTCCTTCGCCCTATCTCAAGATTGCAAGCGACGCGGCGACGCAGATTCACCGCTGCTCGACGAAGCTGGGGCTTGCGGCGACCGACCGGCTCAAGCTCATCGTTCCGACGGCGACGGATGATAAGCCGAAAAACAAATTCTTGAAATATCTGTAGGAGGATGCGACATGGAGAAGAAGCGGAGACGTTCTCCGCCCGGACGAGGGGGCGGACGATGACTGATCGAACAACGGCGTATGCGCGCCTGATTACGGGCGGGGAAAAGATATGTGGATGTGCAGAGTATCAGGCATGCAAACGTCACCTTGACGATATGGCAGACAAAGACTTTCCCTATATCTTCGACGTGAAAGAAGCGGAGTATCACATCGACCTCGCGAATCATCTCACCATCGGCGAGGGACGAACGGCAGCGCGACTCACAATGCGCGGCTTTCAAAACTTCATCATCGGCAGCCTGTTCGGCTGGCGCAAGAAACGCTCCAACCTGCGACGCTTTCGCGAGGGGTATATTCAGCTTGGGCGGCAGAATGGGAAGTCGTTTCTCGCAGGTGAGATGTGCAACGACTATGCGACGTTTGCAGGCTATCAGCACGGGTGCATCTACTGCACGGCGACGAAGCAGAAACAGGCCAATATCGTATGGGAGGAGGTCGCGAAATTCATATCCTCCGACCCCGACCTTGCCGAACTCTACAAGGTGCGCGAATACGATCACACAATCCGTTCTCTCGTTACGAATACGACCATAGAAGCCATTGGCAGAGACACCAAGTCCGCCGATGGCTTTCGCTCTATTCTGGCAATCGTGGACGAATACCACGCGCACCCGACCGATCAGATGTATAAGCTCATGCTGGACGGTCAAATCGCCGTGGACAACGCGCTCACGCTTGCGATCACAACGGCGGGCTTCAATCTGAACGGGCCGTGCTTCGAGCAGTATCAGTTCTGCAAGAAGATATTATCCGGCAACGTCCGCAAGGATTCGCTCTTTATCTTCATCACAGAGATGGATGAGGATGATGATATGTGGGATCCGGTGAACTGGGCAAAGGCAAACCCGCTCAATCTTTGGAATCCGAACGACACGTTGAATGATGAAATGATTGCGCGGATGGCGGAGAAGGCAATCGATGCGAAGGAGAAACAGGGGAACGACCTTGTAAACTTCCAGACGAAGACACTAAACCGCTGGGTTGAGTATACGGGCGGTGCTCTCCTTGACCTCGCGGCGTGGCGCTCGTGCGCATCGGATGAGGCGCTCGGGGACATGCGCGGGCGCACGTGCTATCTTGGGATTGACCTCTCAAGTGGCGGCGACCTTACGAGCATTGCCCTGCTTTTTCCGGGGGAGGATGATGAAGTCTATCTTTGGTCACACAGCTACTTGCCGGAACTGCGCCTTGCCGAACACATCCGTACGGACGATGCACCCTACGGCGTCTGGAAGGACGCGGGACTGCTCACACTCACCAGCGGTATCTATGGCGTCAAGACCGATTACAAATACATCATCGCAGACCTCACGCGCATCATGCAGGAATATGACATTGAGATTATCGGGTGTGGATATGACGGTCACAACGCAGCTGCGTTCCTGTCTGATCTTGAGTCTGTGCTTTCCTGTGACCTCACCGAGGTCAAGCAGTCGGCACGGTCATTGAATGATGCGACGAAGGATTTTCAACTGTCTGTCAAGGCGGGCAAGGTCCGCTATGACCGACAAAACGCGCTTCTCACATGGAGTATGGTCAATGCACTCATCTCCGCGCCGAACTCGTTCGGGGAGATCAAAATTGACAAGATGACGCAGACGAATCGCATTGACCCGTGCGATGCGGTCATGGACGCGTGGAAGGTGTATTTCAACAGGAACAACAATCGGACGCCGGACGCAGAAGAGGCGTTGTCAATCTGGCTGGAAGTAACAGCAGGGGGAGGTGAAGAAGAGACTTGAAAATCATGGAAAATGTAAAGCGGCTCTTTCGCAACGAGGCGGAGGGCGGCATAACGCTTGCGGACGTGCATGATTTTTTCTTTCAAGGCGGAAGCTCATCGGATGGTCCCGACCTATCGGAGATCACCTATTTTACCTGCCTCAAGACACTCGGCGAATCCATCGGGAAAATGCCTGTCTATCTCATGGACAGCAACAAGGAGCGCGTCACAGGACATGAGACGGCACGCCTTCTCAATGTGCAGCCGAATAGCATCATGACGCCGCTCCAATTCTTCACGACGCTTGAATATCACCGTAATCACTACGGGAACGCTTATGTCATGATTGAGCGTGAGCGCGCGCGCCTCAAGAATCTGCATATCCTGCATCCGCAGCGTGTGCAGGTGTGGGTGAACAATACGGACGCCTACACCGACCGCCGCTATTTTTACCGTTACGCCGACAACCAAACGGGGAAGGAGTATTGGATTGCACCCGAAGATATGCTGCACATGCGTGCGTGGGTGACGGATGATACGGGGCTGGTCGGCAAATCTGTGCGTCAGATACTCGCCGAGAATATGTCGGGAAACAAGGCATCGCAGAAGTTTTTGAGTGACCTCTATCGCAAGGGCCTGACGGCGAATGCTGTTGTAAAATACGTCGGCGATCTTAAGAAACCGGCACAGGATGAATTCCTGAGGCGCGTTGAGGCACAGGCGCGCGAAGATTCGCGCCGTATTATTACGCTTCCTGTTGGATTTGACATTCAGACGCTTGACCTAAAGCTCACCGATTCGCAGTTTTACGAGCTGAAGCGATATTCTGCGCTGCAAGTCGCCGCCGCGTTCGGGGTCAACCCTGATCATCTCAACGACTATACGAAGTCCAGCTACAACAACAGCGCGATGCAGAACCTGCAATTCTACGTGAACACACTGCTCTACAACGTCTCACTCTACGAGCAGGAGATGAACCGCAAGCTCCTCACAGAAAGGGAGCAGGACGCGGGGCAGGGGTTCAAGTTCAATGTCTGGGTCATCTTGCGTGGTGACCCGTCGCAGCAGGCGGATATCCTGCAAAAGATGGTGCAGTCGGCAATCTATAGTCCGAACGAGGCGCGGGCAAAACTTGACAGCCCGCCGTGCGCAGGCGGCGATGTGCATATGGTCAACGGCTCGTATGTGAAGCTGGAGGATATCGGAAAGGCGTACGCCGGGAGGGGAGGTGATACACATGATTGAAATACGAAACGAGACGGCGGAGAGTGCAGAACTCTACATTTCCGGCAACATCATCGACGATGATACAGGCGGGCTGATTGATGAGTGGTATGAGAACAGCACGGGCTATCAATGGCCGGATAAAATCCGGCAGCAGCTTGATAGCCTACGCGGGAAAGACCTGACCATCTACATCAATTCGGATGGCGGGAGCATGCCGGCGGGTGTTGCCATGGCAAACATGATCGAACGACATGACGGTCGTACAACGGCAATCGTCGACGGATGGTGCTGCTCGATTGCGACGCAGATATTCTTTGCGGCGGATGTGCGCAGGATACCGGCAAACGCCTATTTGATGATTCATAAACCCGCCGTCTATGGTGCGGCTGGCAATGCGGATGATCTGCGCCGCGAAGCCGATGTTCTGGATACGATTCAGCAGGGGCTTGAAGCGACCTATCGGAGGGCGGCGCATGAGGATCTGACCGATGAGGACATTCACTCAATGGTCAATGAGGAGACGTGGCTGACAGGGGAACAGGCGGCGAAGTTTTTTCATGTAGATGTGCTGGAATCCGCGCGCATGGCGGCATGCGTCGGCAGTATGAAATTTATGAAAGATGTTCCCGCCGATGTGCGACTTGCCGTAGCGGCGGTCACGCCGCATAAAGATGAGGCTGTAAATGTGCAGCCGGATGAGGAAAAATGCTGCCAAAAGGCAGCGCAGGAGAACAAGGCACGGGTGACAATCGCCCTTGCCCTCGCGAAAGGAGCGACAATCTAAATGAAGAAGTCGGATGAAATCAAGAAGACCGTGGACGAACTGCGCTGTGAGGTCGAAAACCTCCAGCAGGAGGAAAAGTATGAGGAGGCGGCCGCGCGCGCCAAGGAACTGACGAACGCGGTACATCAGTACGAGGCGGCTGCCGCGATGGAGGCGGCAGAAATCGCGAACTTTGCAGGGAGCGCCGCGCCGATTCAGACAGCACACGTGAGTGATGCAGTCATGCGCAACCGTGTCTTTAATAAGCTCGTTTTGGGACGCACCCTTGACGCGCAGGAACGTGGGTTTGTGAATCAGATCGGCTCACCGGGTATGGTTGAGGGAACGCCGGGCAAGGGCGGATACCTCGTGCCTGAGGAGCAGATGGCGCAGATTCGCGAATATCGCAAGGCGTACACCGCGCTGAAGGATTTTGCGCACGTCCAGCACGCGGGCAGCACGTCGGGCAAAATGCCGACACTCGGCGATGAGACCGGAAAGCTCGTTGCGTTCGAGGAGCTGAACAGCATCCAGCAGTCGGACTTTGACTTCGGGCAGCTCAAGTACGAGATCAAGGACTATGGCGATATCATCCCCGTATCGAATCAGCTGCTTGACGATGCCGATGTGAATATCACTGGAATCATCGGTCAGCGTTTTGCACGCAAGGCGGTCAACACCGAAAACGATGAGATCCTGAAGCTCCTCAAGAAGCTCACGGCGGAGGCGGTGACGGACGCGAAGGGCTTCATGAAGGTGCTCAATGTGAGCCTTGACCCCGCCTACTATGCGAACGCGCGCATTCTCACGAATCAGGACGGCTTCCAGTGGCTCTCCGAACTCGAGGATGCGCAGAAGCGTCCCTTGCTCGTGCCCGATGTCGCCGCGCCCGACACCTACCGTTTCCGTGGTAAGGAGATCATCGTCGTATCGAACGGGACGCTTCCGACAGCGGCGAAGAAGGTGCCGTTCTACATCGGCAGCTTCGCAGATTATGTGGCATTCTTCGAGCGCAAGGGCGTCGAGATTGCGGTTTCGCAGGACTTCCTCTTTGACAAGTATGCAACTGCCCTGCGTTGCGTGGAGCGCTTCGGCGTTGTTGCAGACGATAAGGACGCCGTGAAGCTGGCACAGGTGACCTTGCCGTAAGGAAGGAGGTACGTTATGGCGGTGACGCTGGAACAGGTCAAGACATACCTGCGCGTTGACCTCGACATTGAAGATGACCTCATCAAGCACTGTATGCAGGGCGCGGAGTCGTACCTTGTGAATGCGATTGACAATTTCACGGAAAATTGCAAGCACGAGGATTTCGATGCGTCGGCGGATATCCTGCGCCTTGCAGTCATCGCTGAGATGTATGTCCATCGCGACAGCCTCAACGAGAAGACGGAGTTCCCGTATTTCATTCGTTCGATGATCACACAGCTCCAGAACTACGTTCCGGCAGGTGTGCCATGATTCGCGCAGCACGTCTGCGGCACCGCATCGAGATCCTGCGTCCCTCATATGGGGAGGATGTAGGGTTCGGCGGAGTGGAAGGGTATGCGTCCGAGGGCATGGCTTGGACGGAATTCCTGCGCCCGCGTTTCACACAATCGGATGCGATAGGAAGCGGAGTCGCGACTGAGATCACACAGGGCATACGGATCCGACCTCGTCCCATTGAAAAGGGGTGGAAAGTCCGGCGCGGCAACGAGGAATTCTATGTTCTCCATGTCGATGACAGCACGCCGGGGGAACTCATATTGACAACGAAAGGAGTTGACCCGGGTGGCTAAGTCTATCAAGATTTTCGCGAATATCAAGGAAGAAGCATTTCGTGCGATGGTAGACGTACAGAAATACGATGAAGAGACGCAGAAGAATATCCGCAAGGCGACGCGGGACGGTGTTGCTGCTGTCCATGCCGCCGCCGTGCGCGCCGCCCCCATTCGTGCAACGGGAAATCTGCGAAAGGGGATTGTGCAGGAGTTCGATGAAAGAACCTGTTCGGGCAAGGTGCGGGCGACTGCACCGCACGCGCATCTCATCGAGTTTGGAACGCGTGAGCGCGTCACGGCTCCCATTCGTAAAAAGGCGCTGAAAATCGGCGAGGGCTTTGTGCGTGGGTGGACGTTTACCGGGAAGATACCAAAGAAACCGTTTATGCGTCCGGCCATTGAAAAAGAACGTCCCAAAATCGAGACGAGCATAGAAAAGGCGGTGAAGCCGTGAGGGTCATACGGGAAGTCCCTATGGTTGCACTCCATACGGCGATTGTGAAACTCCTCAAGGCGGGGCAAACCTGCCCTGTACACGGGGAAGTTCCATCAAAAGCGGCGCGCCCGTATATCACCGTCGGAGACGCGACATTTAAGCCTATCGGCACAAAAGAGTGCCTGATATGGCGAGTGACGACGAATGTAGAAGTCTGGGCGGCGCGTGAGCAACGACGACAGCTCAACGAGGTCATGAATGACATCTCGACGCTTGTCACGGAATATTGGAACAAGCTCGCAGTCGATGGTTTTTACGTTATGGACTGCGACATTGATTTTCTTGAAACATTCGAGGAAAACGGAGGCGGCTATCACGGTATCGTGACCGTCGTGACAGATTTACAGAAACAGGAGGAATAAACATGTTGACAGATCAGGAACTCAAGAAGCTCCCCGATAACCCGTCCAAAGCGACTGCATCGCCGGGAAAGGACACACTGCTCTATATCAACAAAGGGAAGGAGAATAGCCCCTCGTGGGTGCTCGTTGGCGGGCAGCGCAATACACCACTCTCGCGCAAGGCGAACACGCTGGATGCTTCCCATAAAGCCTCGGGCGGATGGGGCGCCAATATGCCGGGGCTGAAATCGTGGGAAATTGACTACAGCGGTCTTGTCGTTATGAATGATGAGGGACTGCAGATTCTTGACCATTGCTTCACCGAAAGCAAGCAGGCCCACGTCAAGATCGAATATCCCGATAAGAAGTATCGCACCGGCTGGGCGTTCATCACGGACTACAACGAGGACAATGCACATGACGGCATTTCGACCGTCAAGGTGACACTGCAGGGGAACGGTCCGATCAGTGAGCTCAAGAGCGATGCGGTTACCCCGCCGTCGGGGCCTTGATGAGGAGGGGTAGAACATGAAGAAAACGGTAGTGATGGCGGCAGAGGGAAAGACGTGGGAACTTTGTTTCACGATCCATTCCCTTGCCGCATTTGAACGAAAGATCGGAAAGTCGATAATTTCGATCGTTGCGGGCGGCGTTGTCCACATGGTTGAGCAAATGAATATTGACGCCACCGTTGCGGGGCTACGCTGTGCGCTTTCCATCTCGGAAGATGAGGCGTATGACCTCATTGATGAGATTTGTTCCGGCGGAGGGAACTTGGATTACATCAACAGGTGTATCATTAACGCCATCCTCGCGACGGGGCTTTTTGGTCAGGATAAGGAAGATACGGAGACGGAAGATGAAGACGCGGGAAAGCAGTAAGCTCTTTCGGTGAGTGGGTGGAGGCGGCGGAGGAAATTGCCTACGCCGAACTCACCTTAAAGCCGAAAGAGTTTGAGGAATTGCAGCCGCGCGAGTTCTATGCCCTCATACGAGGGTGGAAGCGGCGCGAAAAGGCACGGGACTATAAGAAAGCATATTTCGTCTCGTGGCTGATTGCACCTCATGTGAAAGAACCAATCAATGCGGAAAAGATCGCGGAACCACTTTGGCAGACTCCAGCAGATGTGCAAAAAAAGGCGGAAGAAGACCGCCGTATCCTATATGAGGAGTTCGGATTGACAGAATGATGGAAAGGAGGTAGCGATGGCAACAATATCGGAGATGGTGATAAAGATCGGCGCGGATGCGTCGGGATTGAGCGCGGGTCTCAACAAGGCGCAGCAGGACATCAATAAGACGTTCTCTGTGAATCCTGTCAATGAGTTCTCCGATGCACTCACGGGAACGGCGGGGAAAGTAGACAAGCTCATCGGTTCGTTCTCCTCGCTGGCGAAAATCGCGGCGACGGGCTTTGGGCTGTCCAGCCTTATATCGGGTGCGGTGGAGGCGGGCGAAGCCGCCTATCAGCTCGCGAATCGTCTACAAATATCCTATGCCGAAGCTGGGAAGTTTTCGCGTATTCTAAAGCTCACGGGCGGGGATGCAGACACATGCGGCGCGGCGTTTATGCGTCTGGACAAGACGCTCATGTCGGACGGTGAGGCAGGTGAGCGTGCACGCGCAATGCTGGATGCGGTCGGTGTTTCCCTCACAGACAGCGCGGGAAAGATTCTGCCGCTCAACGAACAGCTGAAGAACCTGTCGGAGGGCTATAAGAAAGCAGCCGAGGCGGGATACGGGCAAGAGTTCGTTATGAACACGCTCGGCGTCCGCGGCATGGCACTCACAAAAACCCTGCAAAACTACACAGAGGCGGCGAACAACGCTGCAAAAATCAAGAGCATCGGGCTTGACCCCGAGGAAATGCACCGTATCAGCCAACAGCTGAAACTCGTCGAAATACAGGCAGGACAGCTCAAGAACGTCGGCGGTGCGGTCATTGCCCCGATTGCTGCCGATGTATTCCCTCCCATTATCGAGGGTCTCGCGACGACGGCGAAAATCGTTGCCGAAAACAAGAAAGAGCTGAAAGACCTCGCGAAGACGGGGCTGGAAGTTGTCGCAGTCTATAAGATGATGCAGGCGGCGGCAAAGATCAGCGCGGGGGTATCGGGTGCATGGAAGGCAGCACAGGCTGCGCAGATGGCGCAGAATGCGCCGCAAGTGGATCCTGCAGTACTTACAGCAGCACAAGAAAAGAGCATTGCACGCCGTATGCGGCGAATTGACCAGCTCGCCGAAAAAGAGATCAAGGCGATGGAAAAAACTGTCGCAAAGATGGCTCTCTCGGAAGAGGAAAAAGTACGCCTTGCTACAGAGTCGGCAATGCGCATTGAGCAGGCGGCTGCACAACGTGCAGCGCAGGAACAACTATACATGGCTGAGATGTATGGGAAGATCAACCTGCAAGCCGCGCAGAGTGCTGAAGCTCAGATTGCGGCGATGCAGACCGTCCGCGCAGAATCGGCGGGGACGGCGGCACAGGTCATAGGAAACAATGTTCGGGTTGCTGAGAGTACGGCGGGAATTGTCGGGGCGAATGAGGCGGTCATTGCATCGGAACGCGCAAAAGGTGCGGCGGCGATGGCGGCGGGGGCACAGAGCATTTCTGCGAACGAGGCAGCAGCAGCAGCGGCACGCATGCAGGCGGGGGCAGTGGAGACCGTCGCGGCGGCAAATGCGGCGGCCGGGGCATCCGCAGTGAGCGCGGGGGCGACAACCGTTACAGCGATGGGTACAGCTACTCGCATGGTGCGCGGCACGGCGTCGGCGGTATTTGCACTCGCGGGCGGATGGCTGGGCGTTGCGGCGGCAATTGGATACGCTGCCTATAAGCTCTGGGAGTATAACAAAGAGCAGAAGGCAACGCGTGAAAAAAACACGTACGAGGTCAACGGGCAAAAGTATCTGGAGCGAAACGGTACATTCTATCGACTGGAACAGGATGTTGACCCAATCGCTATTGCAAATGGAAATATGATGGGCTCCATGACGCGTGAATATGAGGTGGAGGAGACCGATGCGGCGACGCTGGAAGATCTCAATTCCGTGTGGTTTGAGCGGCACAAAGACGATGAGGACTATCTTTTAGAGCTGCAAAAGGAGGCGGCAGAAAAACAGAACGAGGCGGCTGATTTAGCGCTAAAAGCCGCTATGGAAGAACTGGGCAACATGAACAGCGATAAGGGGAAAAAGCACACCCTGCCAAAAGAAGATACCGTCAAAACCTACGAAATCGAAGTGCAAATAGGGGAAGAGGTCTTGGACGAAGCCCGCGCCCGTATTGGCACAGAATATCTATTAGGTGGACTTGGCGATGATGGAGGCGGGCTTGCAACGGATTGCGGAAAGCTCGTTCTGGACGCGTTCACAGCGGCGGGCGTTGCCTTTGAGAACAGATATGTCCCCGACATGATCGAAGAGGCAAAACGGAAAGGCGCATGGCATGCGGCGGGCGACGGCTACGTGCCGCAAGCAGGAGACGCCGCCGTTGTACTGGGAGATGAGCACATTGTCGTATCCAACGGAAAGGGCGGTTACGTCGGTGCGAACAGCAGCACAGGTGTTACTGAAAAAAACAGCGTCGAAGCAGATTTTGGAAAGGTGACTGGATACATCTCCGTTTCTGAACTCACGGGCGGCGCGACGCTCAGAAAAACCGTCGGCGAAAACGACAAGGCAGCACAGGAAGCAATCAAGAAGCTCAATCAGGCGAAGACACAAGCAACACGGCTCTTTCAGACAATGGAGAGCGAGATCACGAGTGAGACAAAAACCGCATATGAGGCAGGCATGGCAAAACTTGCAGAGAACGTCCGTGCCAAACAGCAGGAGATCAACAAGATTGCACAGACTGGCGTAGATACGACCGTGCTGCAGGCTGAGCTTGCGGAATACGAGCATGTTCTTACGGAAAAGATTGTCAATCAGCAGAAAGAGGCGCTGGCAGCGGTACAACACGAGGAGCAGAAAATCACCGCCGAGATGGCGGGAGACTATGCGGCACTCGCCGAAGCCCAATATCAGGAAACTGTTGCACGCATTGAAAAGGAGCGCAAGGAAAAGTACAAAGCAATTGCTACCGACAAAAACATCTATGAGGAAGAACTAGTCCTCAATAAATGGTACAATGCCGAAATGCTCAGTGCAGTCAAGACACGAGAGGATGCCTTACGCGAGGTCAACAAGAAGCGCTTGCAGGATATGCAGGATAAAGGCAACCTTGTCGGCATAAAGAATTATCTTTCTGAGCATGGAGAGCGCCAGCAGCGGGATATTGATCTCGCGGGGCAGTCTGAGCTTGCAAAAGCCTACGTCAAAATTTGGAATGATGCACATAAGAGCGTTTCTGGTTACCTCGCAGATGCGGCCGAAAATGTATATGGAACATTGTCGGATTCCTTGACGGATTTTATCAAGGGGACGAAATCCGCGCAGGATGTATTCCGAGACTTCGGCAACAGCGTACTTTCCATGATGGCGAAAATTGCGGCGCAGCGCCTTGCGGCGAACATCATGGGAAATATATTCGGTGGTGGAACATCAGTAGCGGCATCAACCGCCTATACATTTCCTACGGGGGTGTCCTACGTTCATGCACCGACATATGCGCGCCCGAGCATCCGTGCATTTGCAAAGGGGGGCATTGTGACCGCGCCGACACTTGGCCTGATCGGCGAGGGTGGCGAGCGTGAAGCCGTTATCCCGCTCAACGAGCGCAACCTGAGCGCGCTTGCAGGTGGACAAGGAAAAGGTGCCAACGTCGTAGTCAATATTACGAATCGTTCGGAAAGCAAGGTGCGGGTTGAGAATAATCGCTACGATGCTTCTTTGAACCGTATGATTTTAGACATTGTAGTGGATGGAGCCAATCGCAACGTTGGAGGCTTCGGCACAAACTTACGAACTGCGTTGGGAGGCGGCTAAATGGCGGACGTAATCAAATTCCCTGACATCGGTCATCCGTGCCTTCCTACATCGTCCGGAAGCGGGAGCTCCCATATGGTGAATGTGCAGGATAGCACGATCAGCACAACAAGCGACGCGAACTACAAGCATACACGTCCGCGCACAACGCGCATGATTCGGACATGGACGTTTGCATGGAATGGCGTTCCCGAGGTTCTGATGAAAAAGCTGTTGGAATTTTATCGTCAGGTTGGAACCTTTCAGGCATTCTCCTTTACCGATTGGGATATGGGAGAGACACATACCGTACGATTTGCAGATGCGCTTTCCTATCAATTCAATTATCCGGGCTATAGCTTTACGTTGAAATTCGAGGAGATGTGACAGATGAATCATTTTTCCAAGATCGCGACGCTCGAAAAAAATAAGTTGTCGACGGATGCGCCGTTTTTGATTTTGGTACAGGTGAATCATACGGAGCTTATCGAACCGATTTATCTCGTGCGCAACACCGAGGATGTTGTTTGGAAGGGGAAGACATGGACGGCATTCCCAATGGAGCTGGATAACTACGAAGAAGACGGGAAGACATTGCCGTCGCTGAATCTGAAAATCAGCTCGGGCGGAGGCCTCATCACGACATATCTGCAAAAATACGACGGGCTCGTAGACGCAAGGGTAAGCCTCTACATTGTGAATGAAAAACTCTTGGACGTTCCGGACCCTGAAATAGAGCTTGCATTTATTGTTAATTCTGCAAACTACGGTGAACAATGGATTTCTTTCACATTGGGAGCATCGCCGGAGATTGCGGATAGGTTTCCGGCATGGCGTTACCTTACAGATTTTTGTCCGTTTGTTTGCGGTGATATCCGATGCGGCTATCTGGGTGCGCTGCAGTGCAGAAACAATCTGGAATCCTGCCTGATTCCGGAACGATTCGGAGGAGAGCCGGGCATTCAAGAAGGGAGGTGATTACATGAAATACGATGATCTGATTGGAACACCGTTCATCGACGGCGGGCGCGACAAAGAAACAGGTCTTGACTGTTGGGGACTGGCGCGCGAGATGTTCCGGCGTCAGGGCATTGACGTGCCGGACTATCACATCAGCGCCATGCGGACGGCAGAGATTGCGAAAGAAATGAACGCAGAGGAAATGGATTGGCTGCGTCTGGATGCGCCGGAAGAAGGCTGTCTTGTCCTGCTGCGCCTTGACGCTGGAGTCTGGGCGAATCATGTGGGTATCTATATTGGCGATGGGAAATTCATTCATGCATACAGTTCGGCGGGAACGTGTATTGACCGTTTGGCGCGATGGCGGTCGCGGATTGTCGGATTCTACAGAGCAAAGGAGGCGAGACGATGATACAGATTGTGCTGGTGGAAAATCCCTTCGAGATAAAGAAGGAGATTCGCTCCGGGTGCTACAATCAAGGAAACGTCTGTGCCTATGTGGACCCGACGGCAAAGGATATATACCTAAACGGGGTATTGGTCGAAGACGTGGAGCATACATATCCGCAAGACGGCGCGCAGCTTATTGTCATGCCACACATCGAGGGCGGCGGATTGAAAAAAGTGCTGGGATTTGTGGCGATGATCGCCTTGACCATGTATGCGGGGGGCATTGCGGGCGGCCTTTGGAGGGGCGCACTTGGAAGCGCGTTTGCGGGCGGCACGGTCGGAGCGACGCTCGCATCCGGCGCGGTCATGTTCCTTGGCGGTAAAATCATAAACTCCATCTTTCCGCAACAAACGCCGAAGATGAGCTGGATGAGCGAGCAGGAAACGAGCCGTTCCTACGGATGGGATATCCCTACGCCGGCAACGATGGCGGGGCAAGTCGTAGGAGAGACCTATGGCGAATGCCTCCCTGCTGCGCAGCTTTTGGAGGCGCATGTAGAGACCGTCGGTGATAAACAGTATTTGAACCTGCTCTATTGCGGTGGATATGGCCCCATTGATACCATCGACAACATCCGCATCGATCATACGGACATTAGTGTTTTCAGCGGGGTAGAGCTAGAGACCCGCCTCGGGACGAACGATCAAGATCCGATATCGTTTTTCAAGAATACGCCGCTCGATCAGTCCGTAGGTGTGGAGCTTGTGAAAGGATCCTCGGTCGTTCGAACGGGCAACAGTAAGAGAGCCTCCAAACTTGAGGTTACGCTTGAATGGCCGGGCGGCTTGTACCACATCAACGATGAGGGCGGGTATGAAAACGCAACGGTCAAATTCATACTGAAGTACCGCCGGGGCAAAGATGATACGTGGCATAATTTCAAACATCAAGGAAACACAGAATCTGAGTATAGTGTGACGATGGCGACGGCGGACGCCGTGCGCAGGACATTCTCCGTCGAAGGATTGGAGCCGGGGCAATACGATGTGCAGGTCACGCTGACAGAACGTCCGACAACGACGCGATATCAGACGATGACACAATGGACGATCATGACATCCTACACAGACGGCGTATACAGCCGCCCGAACAAGGTGCTTGTCGGGCTGCGGATTCTTGCAACCAATCAACTTTCAAGCGGTATTCCGTCGGTCAACTGGCGTCAGAAAAGAAAGGCTGTGCATGTATGGGATCCTGTTGCGGGAGAATATGTCGAAAAGGCAGCGGATAATCCGATCTGGGCGGCGTATGACATCCTGCACCATTGCCGCAAGCTGAAAAACATCCGTACGGGCAAGTATGAGTTCGTCGCCGATGGTGTTGCAAAGGAATCTTTAGGTGCTTACTGGGGGGAATGGGTATCGGCTGCAGCCTATGCGGATGAAGAAATCCTTAATCAGGATGGAGAAAAAGAGCCACGATTCCGTTTTGACGCTATTTTTGATACCGCGCAAAAACGCATGACCGCTGCACAGAAGGCGGCAAACATCGGTCATGCCGTCATTATCCCGCACGGTCGGAACTATGGCATTGTCGTAGATCGTCCCGGCGCAATGACACAGATTTTCGGTGAGGGTCGGACGACCGTCTCGACCGTCAAGGGATCCTTTTCCTCGAAGGAGGATAGAGCGAGGGCAATTGAAGTTACCTATAACGATGGTGAAAACGACTTCAAGAATACGGTCATGACGATACGCTCACCGAACTACAACAAGGACAACACATGGACGGACAACACGGCACCGCTTTCGCTCTTTGGCGTAAGACGACGCTCGCAGGCGTACCGTGAAGCTATTACGGCGCTTGCGACAAACGAGCGGCAAGTGCAGACTGTCACACTCTCGGCGGATATTGACGCAATCGTCGCTGAATACGGGGACATTGTCGGCTTCAACCATACCGTCAGCCGCATCGGCATTGCCTCCGGGCGCATTGTCACGGCAACGAAATCAACAGTCACGCTTGACAGGGAGGTGGAAATCAGCGCCGCGAAGACGTATGAGCTATACATCCAGACAGTATCCGACATGCTCATTAAACGAAAGGTTGCGGCACGCGATTATCGGGGTGATACATTGCTCCTTGAAACACCGTTCGACGACGGCCAGATCCCGGAGCTCCATGACAACTATGCTTTCGGTGAGACGAACAAATCGGTCAAGCCGTTCCGCATCGTATCTGCTGCACGTAACGGCGACATGCTCGTAGACCTGACGCTTGCCGAATACGACGAGGCGATGTATGCGACGGAACTCGACTATGCCAAATACCCCGCAGTAGACTATACGGATACATCGGAGACAGCGAACGTTTTGGCGGTCGTTGCGACGGAGAGAAGCTACGAGGTAGGCGACGCCGTCGTTGTAGATGTTTTTGTCGAATGGACGATGAGTAAGTCCGGAAGGAATCCGGATGGTTACATCGTCGAACTTTCTGGGCGAAGCGGTGACTATAGCGACCAAAACCGCACGGAGAGAAGCAGCTGCACGTTTCACAACGTCAAGCAGGGCGAAACGTACGACATTACGGTAAAATGTGTGTTCGGTGAAATCACCATAGGCGGCGCGGCAACTATGCTCAAGGTCAGCGCCGGCACGCAAGCGCCGACGGTAAAGCCGGACGCGCCGCAGAAGCTAAATGTCATCGTGGGACGGACGGTCAAGGTGCTTTGGAACGAAGTGACCAATACACATATTGCCTGCTACGAGCTGAGGACAAATGCAGATGCAGGAAAGCCAGAAGGATTACTCCTGCAAACGAAAGACATACAGGCATCCGTCGAATTGCAAAAGCGAAAAGGGACACTCTATCTGTTTGCCAAAAACCGTATAGGCCAATACAGCGACTCCGCAAAGATTGATTATGAAAAGGCCGTGCCGCGTGCGCCGAAATGGTTGAATGTTGCGGGTAAGATGGGTGCCGTTGCCATTACAACAGAAGCCGTTCCGAATGATTGCATCGGCGTGGTTGCGAAATTCAAAGGCGTGAGCACGCCGGAGAGGACCGTCAAGTCGGAATCGCCGGACATGATGGTTGCAGCAGAGCCCGACGTATACACCGTAAAGGTTGCCTTTTATGATCAATTCGGCGAGGGCGCGGAATCCGCACCGCAAGACGTGGCAGTCAAAGCAAAAATCGACAAGGCAGACATCGAGAATCTGACGATCGCCGAGAAAGACCTTGATGCGGCACTCGCCGAACGTATGCAGGACGTGCAGACGACCAAAGAAAGTGTATCGTCGATCGTTGCGAAGCTGTCCGGCAATCCGCAGGAATCTGGCTACAGCGCGATCACGCAGATCTACAACGGTCTGCAGCTTAAAGTTAATCAGGGCGATATTATATCAGCGATCAATGTGGCTCCGGGCGGTGTAAAGATTGATGGCCGTCTCCTGCATATCACAGGTAACACGATCATTGATGGCAACGTCATCGTGAACCATATGCTGCAGGCAGGTGCGATAACCGCAGATAAGCTTGCAGTAGACAGCCTGTCGGCGATATCGGCAAAGATCGGAAAGCTTCGTACGAAGGATACAGGGGCGAGGACGGAGATATCGGATAATCTCATTGAAGTGTTCGACGAGGGCGAAAAGACCCGCGTCCGAATTGGCATATTTGAATAGGAGGTATCTGACATGGAAAAACAAGCAGGGGTACAGCTGATCAACGCGCGCGGATCATGCGTGCTTGATACACGCTGCGGGGTGACCCGCGTCGTTGGAATTGCGAGTCTTGGAGCAAAGAAACGGATGCGCATAGAGGTCCCGAATCCCGGGAAAAATCGTATCTGGACGCAGCTCGTTTTTCGCGGATCCGGGTATGGGGCTTTCGGAGAGAGCTCCGACTGGGATCCTGACGATCCGAAGCTGACAAAAGTGGAAACATGGGAAGACCTCCAGGGGATTACTGTTACGCTCCCCTTTAAACCCAACGCAGCTTATGATCCGGAGTTCCCGTATGCGTATTACCATGATACTCTTGCGGCGCAGAACCCGCGTGCGATTATCTACGGCTTCTATTGAGAGGAGGACGGGCTTATGCGATATGCAGAAATCAGAAATGCGAACGGCTCTCATGTCATTGACGATCAGTATCAAAACTATCGGCTTGATTGGGTGCCGAATGTAAAAGTGCAGCGCTGTTTGACGGGGATGCACGTCGAGAAAAACGAAGCGGGCGAACGAGTGTGCACCTTCCCATATTATGACTACGCAAATGGTAAATCCTATGCGTGGCCACAAGGCGGAAATTACCCGAACCCGTGGTGTGCAAAGGCTACGCCCAATAAAAGACGGGATGTTTTTTCGGATTCGCCTGAGGTGTATTTTGACCGTCCACGGGATATGTGGACAACAGGAGCATTTTACGGATACGCGGGACTTGGTATCCAATCTATGCTTGTGTGGGAAAACCCCGAGCTGCGGGCGCGGTTCTCGATCAGCCCTACGGACACCGTGCCTTATATTTTTGCCCTTGGGGCGGCCATGCCGAATATCGTCTATGCCTTTGCAACTCTTTTCGATTACTTAAGTCAAAAAACAACGGCACATCTCGTCAGTTGCTGGCAGCGGAAAGTGTCATTGTCCCAGTCGCTCGTAGATGGGAAGTCGTTCCGCGGGGACAATGTCGGCTATACCGAATTTGACCAGGGGCAATATTATCCGGACAACATTTCCGGTGCGTCAGGGTATCGGCCCCGCGCAGGTGAAAACTTTACAGCAGAGAGTTATCTTGAGGAGATGGAGACGGCCCCGATCCTCTATGCTTATGGGCTGGAGGATTCCCACATTGGCCTTGACAAGGGCGAATTTGTCATTAAAAACGAACGTGGGGAGGTCGTTTTTAATAATCGTTACGACTATATGCGCATCCTTGATTATTTCCCCAGTATAAACGCACTGTCGTTTGATGGGTCGGGCATATACAACTCGCCGAAAAGATACCACTACCCCGGCCGTAAGATCGCCGTTGTTGCGCTCTCACAGAACGCCTGCTATGCAGCTGGCGTTGGCAGGGATGAGTGGCTGTACAATACGGGCTTTTGGTTCCCCGACCCGAGCACCGTGGAATTTACTACCTGTATAACGCCGTTCGTGCGTGCGGGAGACAAAGACCAGTACCCGGGACTATCACAGGAGTTTGCAAGTCTCGCATCACTCCTCGGCGTTATGATCCTCGATGTTACCGGCTGCACCCCCGGATGGAAGCAGGAAGCTGAGACAGGGAAGCCATTTTTGGTAGAAGTGGAGTAGGAGGACACAAATGCTGAAAAAGTACATTGTCAATGGAAAAATCACCTATCCGCAGGGCGAAACGAGCATCACGAATTTCACGTTTACGAATGTGGAGACAGGCGAAATGTTTTCGCTCGCGACAAAGGATCAGGCAGAGGCGGATGAAATCACCTACGGCGATCACGTTGTGATCGAAGTCCGGAAAGACACGGACATGCCAAAGAAAAAGGAGAAGTAATCACCTAAGGCGCGCATCAAAGCGGTGCGCGCCTTTTCTATGCTCGGAAAGGAGTTGGTCGATATTGACTGATGTACTGATGTTCCTGCGCGGACTTATCCCGACGCAGGTGCAGATCGAATGGGGGGCGATCGTGTCGATGATCGGGACAGCGTGCTCGTACGCGCTTGGGTGGAACGGGATTCTTGAGGCACTCTTGTTTGCGATGGTGATTGACTACATCTCTGGACTATTGGCCGCGTACATCAATCCGGGGATGAGGCTCGACAGCCGCAAGGGGTTCCGGGGGATCGCCAAAAAGATCATGATTCTGCTCCTTGTATCGCTTGCGCACTTTGTCGATCAGGCGACGGGGCAAACGTTTGTGCAGATCGTCGCAATCTGGTTTTTCCTCGGCAACGAGGGGCTGAGTATCGTCGAGAATGCGGCAAATGCGGGGCTCCCCATACCGCAGAAACTGCGTGACACATTGGAACAGCTGTCAAAAGAAAGGAGTAATCATGAGTAGAGTATTGAGTAAGTCGGCCATGCGCCGCGTAACGCCCGCCGAACTCGAGGCACTTGCGGGGCAGTATCGTGAGGCAATCGCCAACGCAGCGCAGGAGCAGGGTCGCGAGACGAAGGTGTATCTGCATTGGTCAGCGGGGCGTTATGGTCAATTCTGGGACGACTATCACGTGCAGATTGACATGGACGGCTCGATCTATGTCATCGGTGACGGTGAGCTTGATGATGTGCTGGCCGCGACCTGGAAACGCAACAGTGGGAGCGTCAGCATTGCAATCCTCGGTTGCCTCGGCGCAACGACCGGCGACCTTGGGCAAGAGTCGCCAACCCCCCAGCAGATTGAGGGGATGGCGCAGGCCATCGCCGCGCTCTGCAATGGTCTCTGGCTGACCATCGACAAGCAGCGTGTCCTGACGCACGGCGAGGCAGCCGACAACGAAGACGGCGTGTATGCACACGAGCCCTACGGACCGCGCTCCACATGTGAGCGCTGGGACCTCGAGTATCTCGGTACGCCCGAGAGCCCGACGTATAATCCGTGGGCGGAGGATGGCACGCGCGGCGGAGACGTGCTGCGCGGAAAGGCGAATTGGTATCGCCAGTATTGGGAAGACAACGGTGGAACGCCGTGAAAGGAGAAAACATCATGAGTAAGTGGACAGACATCAGAGATGCAATCGTCAAGGAGATCAGCGTCGAGTACGTAACGGAGGAGGTCAAGCAGCGCGTGACGCGCGCTATCCTCAGCGAGTGCTTGCCCGCGATCGAGCAGGCGGTCGATAAGTTCGTCGCGCAGGTCAAGGAGCAGTACAAGGGTGAGACAGGATGGCTCTATTGGCGTGATGCGATCGTTCTTCCTGCAGTGATGCAGGGTGGAGTGTGGCTTGTCAAGCTCGTTTTGGATAAGTCGCTCGCGCCGACGGTTAAGGCATAACAACATAAGGAGAACTGAATAAACGATGAGAGGGACAGCGTATCATGCGCTGTCCCTCTATTTTTCTTTGTCTACAATTTGCCTACAAAATACCATGATTCGCCTTTCTGCATAGCTATTTTGTCTTTTTACAAAAATATCGGGGTTATTCTCATACCCCCTTGTTATTACTGGGGTTGTAAGGTTGTATTTCTTGCTTGCTATATCGTCTCCTTGTACGAGGGGGCCTTCTATCACAAAGAATTGAATTTCACAAATAAGAATACTGAACGCACGCGAAATCGTCTGTAAAAGATTGATTGGCATGTATGATGGTTTAAAAGAAATCACATTTCCTACTTGACAAAAGTGTCTGAATTATAATAAAATCGCAAATAGGGTATAACTTTAGAAAAAACCCAAGTCGTTTTATACCTTCTGTATTTCTATCTATCTATAGTAGGAGGAAAAAACATGATTGTTGGCGTTGCAAAGGAAATCAAAAATAATGAATTCCGCGTCGGTATGACCCCCGCAGGTGTTGAGGCAATGCGCCGCGCAGGCCACACGGTTCTGATTGAGGAAGGCGCCGGCGTCGGCAGCGGTTTTACAGATGCTGATTATAAGGCAGTCGGAGCTGAGATTGTATCGGACAAGAAAGCTCTGTTCGATCGTTCCGAAATGATTGTTAAGGTAAAAGAGCCTCTTGAATCTGAATACGACCTCTTCCATGAGGGACAGATTCTCTTTACATATCTCCACCTTGCTGCTGAGCCGGGACTTACGGAAGCACTTCTTAAAAAGAAGGTCGTCGGTATTGCATATGAGACGGTTCTCGGCAAGAGCGGGCGTGGTCTTCCGCTGCTCGCTCCGATGAGCGAAATCGCAGGGCGTATGTCGGTTCAGATCGGCGCGCAGTTCCTTGAGAGCCGTTACGGCG